GCAGTTGCAAAAGTTATATCTGCTCTTTCTTCAAATGTTCCATAAGGATAAGCATTTGTAGCTGCGGCACTTAAAGTCAATGGAGCAAACAAAATAACAGAATTATTACCAATACGTTCATCAAATATAGTCGTAGTTGTAGCATTGCCTGTATTCAGACTAAATTCGCCTGTGTTGTTAGATTTACCTTCTACAAGGTTATTAACAACTTCTGATACTTCTCTAGGATTGCCACCACGCCATGGTAGCTTTCTATACATATCGGAACGTGCCATTACCTGTTCCCTGCTTGATTAACGTCTAAATCTAATCCTAATGCTAATGTCCAGTTTGCACCTGTTGGTGTAACTGATACTCTATGATAACGACCATGACTTCTTAACCCTACACGACCTTCAGCATCTGCTGATACTGCTGATGAGAATGTAATAGTGTCATTCAATTCACGTCTTGATGCAATTTGTACATCTGCACTACCATTGTCTACAGATGGTCTAACAAGATTAACAAGTGTGTTATAACCAAACTCTAAATCGTTTGTAGTTAAAGTGGCTGTTTGTCTTGTTCCTGTAAATACAATAATTCTGTCATCACGAACACCACCAAAGATGAACTTACCACCTTTCCAGATTCTGTCATCTAATGATGCAGATAATGCGTCTAATGAACGTAATCCTGTAGTAGCAGCAGCTTGGTCGATTGCTACACCTGTACCTGTTCCAGCACCTGTGGCTTGGAATAATACACCGACTGTATTAGCAACTGCACCAATTAAAGTAAAGTCTGTTGTACCTACTTCTCTGATAGTGTAATACTGACCTGTTACAAATGAACCTGCTGTTACATTGTAAGCAGTATCCATGCTATCTAGTGATACACCTGTTGAAGCTAATGTAGATAAATAATCAACATCTGTTTCTGCTTCTGCCCATTTTTGTGTTTGGTAGTTATAAATAATCAATGAACGACTACCTGATACGTTAGAATAATTCCATATGACTACGTTACGTTCAGGGTCAATAGAGGCTGAGATAGAATCAATATCACCAATGTTAGCATTACTAAAGAAGTAACGATTAACTTTTTCAGCACCAATTCGTATTACTTGTTGGCCATCACAAGCATAAAATCCGTCAGCACCTAAGAAATAAGTCACACCTGCATATTGCGTAACTGAACCACCTTCAATACAACCTACACCTCTAGCGATTGTGTCGAACTGGAATATATTTGGGCTACCCACGAATGACATACGCACGATGGCATTTTCTAATAAGACAACACCAAATTCACCACCAGTAATGCCAGTTATGTCGCCACCATCTTCTATGTCCTGAAAATCAGCGAGTGATGCACCTTCACTATCCCAATAACTAGGGTCGTTTACGTCACTCCATTGAACTCTGTTTGGATATGTACCTGCTTCAATATATGCACCCACAACAAAATCACGAATGACTGTAATATGTTTAGCAATAGGAGCAACAGATGTAAATACATTGATATTGCCTGATGTTGTTCCTGAGTTTGTATCTGTGTAAGTAATGGTGTTAGCATCAGTGACAGAAATAACATATTCACCATCTGTGCCATCACCACTTGTAATGTCTACTTCATATGTTTCACTAGCAGTTAATCCATGTGCTGTAATGGTTGCAGTCACAGTTGTGCCACTTCGGCTATATGTGCCTGATACATAAGTAGATGATTGATAAAACGCAGTAGAACTTCCTAATGTCCATCTTTGAATACGTTGTGTGCCATTACTAGCCAACATATTTTGACCAAATTGAACAAACTGCCATCTGTTATTGCCTGAATATGAACCACTAGATACATTATCTAAACTTAAATCAGTATTATCAAGTTTAAATAGTTTAGTAGAGCCACCTGCAAACACAGTTACAGTTCCACCAAACTTACCTGCAAATACATTGTTTAGGTTTTCTGATGCAGTGCCTGAGTAGTTAGCAGCACTGTTAATAAATGTGTAGCCATTTAATACAGGAACAACATTTAATGCTTCTGTAACAGATTTACTAACAGATGGTTGGTCAGGAAGCCACTCATCAAAGAGTATGCGTTGGGTTGCCATTTAAACTCCTACGTCTGGTAGTGTCGCTGCCTTTAATTGTTCTACTGTTGTCATGCTGTCTACTTGTGCAGGAGCATCTCTTAACTGTTGTTTTTTATTTGCAATATCAGTTGTAGAAGAACCTGCTTCTAATGCTCTTTGAAATTGAACATCTAATGCTGCTAGTTTAGGTGTTCTTTCTTGACGAAGTCTGTCTTTAGTAATGTATTTTGCTTTAGTGATATTTACTTGTATAGCCATTATTGCCACTCCCATGCGTTTCTAAAAGTTCTATCAGATGGTATTTCTGATGCGTTTACAATATGATATGTTTTACCTGCTGGTACATCTTTAGCAGCTAATTCTTCTATTGTATGTTCTGCTAACCATTCTGCTGTTGGAATAATAATACTAATTCCGCCTTCATCATTGTTATATACGATTCTTTTGTCCATATTTTTTCCTTATCTAAAAATTGCTACTGAAGTTGGGTCATAATCTGCTGGATAAGTTTGTGTATCACCACCACCCATAATTATATAATTTTGTAATCTTACGCTACTAGTAGTTCTAGCTGATGAATTATATAATGTTGTAGTGTGAACTTGATTAACAGAATATATACTTGTTCCAAATACTACTGCATAATTTGCATCAGGCATAGCAGTTGTAAAAGTTAAAGTATAGTCACCAGTTCCATTATCAGTTACAGATGATATATTTGCACTTGCATCTAATGTTGCTGTTCCAGTTCCATCTAAATCACACCATGCTCTAGCACCGTAATAAGGAGCAGAACCTGTTGTTTGTGTAATACCTGTTGCAGCAGCAGCACTTGTCCATGTTGTTCCGTTAGATGTTAATACATTTCCAGATGTACCAGGAGCAACTGTTTGTAAAGCTGATGTTCCATTACCTAATAATACATTATTTGCTGTTAATGATGTAGCTCCTGTTCCACCTGAAGCTACAGGCAAAGTTCCTGTTGTTAATGCAGATGTGCTAGTAGCATACATAGCACCGCCTGATGTAAAGCTAGTTAATGCTGTACCACCTTGTGATGTAGATAATGCAGTTGTAAGACCTGATAATGATGTAATGTCAGAGTTAGCACCACTAGAAGCAGCACCTAAATTTGTTCTAGCTGCACTTGCAGTTTCTGCACCAGTACCACCACCAGCAATCGCTAAAGCGTTACCTGCAACATTACCAGCTTGAAAATCTTTTAAATGAGCCATCATACCTCTAATAGCATTGTTCACATTCGCTGGGCTACAACCTTCAGCTATGTTAATATTTGCTACGTCAGTATTGTTAGCTGCGGTAGCTGAATACTCACTTATTTTTGTTTTTGCCATGTTTTATCCTTGTCTTAACCAATTTTCGTTACCAGCAGAAACTTCTGACCAAACTTCTGCACCTGCTGTTACATCTGTCCATGATTCACTACCATAAGGTGTGTCAGTCCATTCTTCACCTAATATTGTTCCTAATGCTGTTATTATTCCATTAGAATTTATAATTGCATCACCACTAAATGTAGCATTTGCTAAACATTCTGCTAATGCTTCTGCGTTTATATTGCCTTCACCATCTGCAATTAATCCACCTAGACATGATACTGTTGCATCACCATCTATACTTGCACTAGCGTATGCTTCACTAAATCCATTAGCAGTTACGCTGACATTAGAGAAGATAGAACCACTAGCAACTGCTAGAGAGAATCCTTCTGCATCAAATAATGCGTAACCTGCAATAGCACCACTATTAGTTCTTATTCGTAAATAAGTAACAGATGCACTTGCTGTTCCATTGATTACACCAGTTACTGTTGCTATTCTTGTAGCATCTATGGTCACTGCACTAGATGCGTTGATATTACCTACACCATTTAGAATCAGTATGCCATTAGATTCTAATATACCATTTGTAGTAATAGCACCAGATGATGTTCTTAATCTTACAGCAGCAGATACAAGAGTGGCATCAGCAGTAATATTAGCTTCACCTAATAAAACTGCACCTGCACCTAGTGTACTAAAAGGTGATTGAGAAAATGCACTTATGCCAAACATCTTATTCCTTATCTAAATACTTGCATACTAACAGTTTGTGAGTCTATTCTGCTACCACCTGCATTTCTAATAGCAATATCTATAACACTAGTGCTTGTAAATGTTTGCTGTTCCATTTGAAAAAAAGTTTGTCCGTTTGAACTATTTAAACCTGATGCTCCAGCAATAGAATAGTTTGTATCTTGCATAGCTGTAGTTAAATTAACTGCATAATCTCCAGTTCCATTGTCTGTAATAGAACTTACATTACCACTGTCTCT